TAAACGAATTTAAATCATTATAGTATATAATATGTTATTATGGCAAGTAACAAATTTAATATTTTAATTTCTTCTGTAAGCGGCTAATTAATTCAAGTAATATAATTAATCGAATCATATATGAAAGTCGCTCAGACGTTAAATAAACTGGGTTGTGGGCGTTTCCCACGAGCGGCATAGTTTACTATCTCGTATGCCTGGAGACCGAAATAAGACGAGCAAGTATAATGATTAATTGAACTAGACTCAATTTATTTAGTGTCTAAGCTACTTTAGTGTTACGGCTGAACAATTATTCAGGAGATTAGAATCACCCTCGTATAGAGGATTTCAAAATGTAGGATGTGCCATATAGCTCAACTTAATTAAAAGGAGCTTTAATTATATTACCATTTGCATCAAGATAAATAACACTGTCTGTAGAATAACCATCATTAGTGGTATCAACATCATTAATTTCATAATAATCATCATTAATTCCACACGAATCTGTTGTATCTACAGGTTTTGTATTATTAGTATCTTTTCTATTATTGTATGAACATGCTACAAGAATAGATACTATAATCGTTAATACAACGATAATATTTCTTCTATGTTTATTATAATTCTCATTCATTTTATTTAAATAAAAACTCCTAGTACTTTCACAAGCACTAGGAGCAACCGTTTAATTTTAAATTTTAGAAATATAAATATAATAATCAGTTTATAAATATAAATCTACATATCTTTGAATAACATTAACATGAGTACTACCAGTAAACTTAAATGTTACTTCATCGTCTCTACTAAATACAACAAATGGATAATCAAAAGCACTATATTGATGAAGTATTCTTTTTGGAACATCATTAAAATCTTTGATTTCAAGAGTTATATTTTTCTTCGATTTGGCTAGTACTGTCTGTACGTTATTAATAAGAATTGTACAACCAAGACAATTCTTAGTCGTTATTATCAGGATTTTTCTTTTCATTAATCTGACCAATTTTACTGTAATATTCACCATTCATAGTAAATGTTACATTTTCATTTTCAAGCATTATACGATAAGTTCTTTCAAGATTCTTCAAATCTCTAAGAAGAAGAGAAAGATTACCATACGTTACTTTACTAATCTTTGGGTTGTTAGCTGCATTAGAAATATGCTTCTTAACCTTGTCAATTTCTACTACTGTTTCTGCATGACGATTAATCATACGAGCTACCCAATTCTTTGTCATTTCTACCATAGTTATTTAAATTTTAAAATTAATAATTAATTATTTACTAGAACCTTTACCAAAACCTTTATCTCCTCTATCTGTTGTTCCAAGGTCTTCAAGAGTTCTAACTATATCCCAACAGATTTGTCTATGATGAGGAACTTTCATTTGTCCAATAACATCACCAACATTTGGTACACCAATAGCATCTGGTTTAAGTTTACGGAATACAATAAGTATTTCTCCTCTGTATGATTCATCTATTGTACTAGGAGTGTTTTGATGAACAAGTTCAGTCTTTGTAAATCTACTGTTTGGGACAATGCTAATTTCATCACGATATTCAGTAGCTACATGAATACCTGTATGACATACAATTCTTCCATCTAATTTAAACTCAATAGAAGTACAAATAACATCACAACCTGCATCTGTAGCATGACCATTACCATTATGGTCTTCGTCCATAAAATGAGCATATCCAGGAAGTTTAGCAGCTTCACTTTCAAGCCAAATTTTAACTGGAACAAAATCAATAGCTTGACGAAGAGCTTCTTTAAGTTCTTTTTCTGCCATTAATCTGTTGTCTGGAGTTTCTTTAAAAGCATTTGCATAATTAATAAATGCATCTGCAATACGATTACTTAATTGACTCATAATTTAATCATTTATATTATTAAATATATTACTTTTATATTCTTCTATTGTTATATTTTTCTGTTTACAATAATCATAAACTAAATCGTTATATGAACCATTAAAAATAACAGAAGGATTTACAAAATAATAATCTTTCTCGTTTCCTTTAGCATTAAATATAATAGTTGTATCATCTGTTGGTCTAAATATAACTTCAGGTCTTTCTCCATCTCCTTGAAGCCACTTTAAAGCTTTTGAAATAGCAGGAGCGTCTAAAGGTTTTTCGTTTTTATCCCAACAACCAATAATCTTTCTATCTAATCTAATTAAATTAGTACCATAAGGAAGATTACTCATTATATATTTAAATACTGTTTTTACATAATAAGGAGCATGGTCATAATATTTACAGAACCACTTATCTCCTATACGAGAATGAGTGGAACCATCATTAGGAGACCATACTTCATTAGTTGTAAGTCTTCCTAATATATCTTTCTTTGTAACTTCTCTACTTACCATGTTTGCAGTCTTTAATAAATAATGTAAATCATTAGCTACATGACCTTTTGTATTATCAGTAGCACTAAACTTAATTCTAGCACTCATATATTCAGTGTTTAAATGTCTATAACTTGATTTGCAATGCAAATATACAAAAAATTGTCTGCACAAACAACTTTTTCTCAAAAATTGTTTCCACAGACAACTGCAAATCGTTATAAACATCTGACACTCAGATAGTTATAGCACATGGATAGTTCCTATATATATAATATATATTAATGTTACCATCCATTGCCGTTACAAATATACAAAAAATGGGTAACATTATCACAATATTACCCAAAAAATAGTGTTAAATAACTATTATTAATTGTATCTCCAAGATGTTTACTAGTTTAAGTATTCATACCTTTTACGGGGGGGCTAGAGTGGTTCTAACATGATAACATGTATCATTAAACCATCTAGTTGTTATACCCCCCCGTAAAAGGTATGTATGTATCAAATATTAATCAAATCTTTATCTAGTGCATTTATCCATTCTTTAGCATCTTCTTTATTATCAAATACTAAAGCTTCAGGAATATTAGGAACACCTTTATTTTCATCAATCATAATAGTGTAATTTACAACACTTTGATTATTATCAGCATAACTAGTAACTGCACTAATTGTACCAATAAAGAATGTACCACTAATATAACTGAATGCTAGTACCTCATCACCAACTTTGTAATGAGGTACTTTAAACTGATTTTCTTTTCCACTAAAATTAACTTGCATAGGCTATTGCTTCATTAAGAGCTTTATTCATATTATTATTTGCTGAACCCCAAACAAGACTATTCATACGTTTCTCACCTTCAAGGTTTGCAACATTACAATAGAATCCTGTAATTGCATTATAAGCACCCCAGGCAGTACCACAAATATCTTTTTGACCAATACCGTCAATATAATAATCCATCATATTATAAAGTTGATTAGACTTTCTTGTACTAATCTCTACAGCATCAATCAAATGATAATCACGACTAATGAGACGTTTATAACCATGATTAGGGTCAACTTCATTAAGTTTAGCTATTTCAGCAGGAGTAAGTTGAAGTTTACAAATGTATTCAGCAACTTGGTCATCAGTCATTTTAATAGTAGCAAGATGACGATAAAGCTCTTGAGCATCAATAGCATGAGAACAAGCAATCTTTAAAACTTGAGCACCAAGTTCAAGTTTCTCTTTTACAGATTTAGTATGACGAAGACGAATATGACAAGCAGCTTTATCAAGAGCGCCATTAAGCATATTAGTACAAATAACTCTAACAGGAGTAATCATAATATCTACAGATGAGTTACCTGCATGTCCATTGCTGAACACAAGATAATTATCTATAACATCATCTTTACCTACAGAAGTTTGTACTGGAAGTTTAGCACTAACATATACTTTTTCACCCATATTAAGACAAGCAGCTTTATCCCAAATAGCTTTACCTTCTCCAATAGCATTATTAAAGAAATTAAAAGCATCCATATTCTGAACTATTTCATACTTATCTTTAACAATGCCCAATGGCATATTAATATCTGTTCGATAAGTTGCAAAAGCATTAGGACACTCACGATAAATACTACCATCGTGAACAAAACTATCTTCTCCCACTTCATTATTACTACCAATTCTAAAAGGCATTTTACTTATAAGTTCACACTTTTGAACAGACCAATCAAGACCTGCTTTCTTCATTACATCTTGTGCAGTCACACAATCAGATACATCTTTACCGATAGCCCAAGGAAGACCACCACGATTAAATTTACTCATAACTCAGCGTTAATTAAATTGTTAAACATTAAATTAAATATTAACCAACAGTAGGAAGAGGATTACCATCTTCATCTGTATATGTTTTATCTTCACCTTTATAATCTGGATTTAAATCTTTAAGATTCCATGTATCACGTAGTACATTCTGAACAAGAACTTCTACGCTAACTATATGTTTCTTTAGTTCTTCTCCATTATATTTAATATATGAAGCACTACTTGTAGCATCAGATAAATCTTCTGCTAGAATATTAATATTAAGAAAAGTATTAGCTTTTACTTTAATATCTGTTTTAATTAAATATACATTATACATATTATTTATTATTAAATTTATTAAGAAGTTGTCTATTTTCTTCAAGTTTTCTATAATAGTTATTATTTATATCTTGAGCAACATCAAGTATTTCTTTAACTACTTTTACTTTATTTGTTTCACTTTCAGCATCTCTATATTTATCATAAAGAACAACAAACTTATCACAATATTTACTTATATGTTCAGTGCTTTCCCAAAGTGCATCAAAGCTTTTCATTTGGGAACGCACAAACATTAAAGTTTGTACTAGTATTAAAATTAATACTAGTACTACAATACTTAAAACTAATATAACCATTTATTTAATAGTTAAATTATCATTCTCAACAACTTTAGCGATATTAGAAGTACAGCCTTCATCTGTAAGTTTAACTTTCATAGCTTTCTTATCAACAGAAGGTTTAAAACTCCAACCATCTTTAGATACATCACCCATCTTAGCAAGAAGATTATAACCATCACCTTGAAGAAGATTACTCATAGATACAGGAATAGTTACATTTATAATAACATCATCCATATCTTCAATATCAACTTCAGCATTAGTTATTTCTCCTTCTATTTGAGCGTTATGAAGTGCGGCATCAAGAATAGCGTTAGCATCAATACTATCAGCTTGATGGAGAGTATTAGTATAAATGCCATTAACAACAGTAGTTTTAAGAACATCAACAAGATTCTCAATCTTCTTATCGTCAAGTTCCACACTTACACTCTTTCTTATACCAACTTTACCAGTACCCCAATCAATCCACTTCTTACCTTTCTTGTCTTCTGTACCATAATTTTTAATAGCAAATAAAACAAGATTAGTAAGACCTGTAATTGTATTATCTTTAGACTTCTTGAGTTTAGCAAGTCTATCAGTCTCAGACTTAATAGCAAGAAGGTCAGCTTTGAGCTTATTGATATAATTAGTAATACTTTTAACTTTATTAGTCATTTCTTGACCATTAATCTCAAGTTTTTTTTCCATTTCTGGAGTAATTTCTCCACCTGCTTCTTCAATTTCATCGTAAAGAGCATACAATTCTCTATCAATATCAAAAATACTTTTTCCCATATTATTTCTTATTATTTATATAAACATATTCTCTATCGAGAAATCTACTATCGCTACTTACAAATGTAGAATTAATCTTTCCACATTCTGTACAACGAGAAACAATGTTGATACCGACAACAGTATCGGTATCAACATCTTTAACTTCAACTTCTTTAAGAACTTCATATTTATGAAGTCCAATAAAACACTTTGCCATATTACTTAATAGTTATAGAACAATTAACATTATGAGTAGGTTCATCATCCTTAGCATAATAATTACGTTTTACTTCAACGTTAATATTAACATCAGGATTAGCAATCTCAAAATCTTTGATTGCAGAAAGAATAGAAGATTTCAAATTTTCACCAGCTTCTTTTGTAACTTTAATTGTCTTTTCCATAATTTTATAAGTTTAAATAAGTTTCTACATTATTTACTACACACAAAGGACATTCATCAGTTAGCATATACTTAACTTCATCAGAATTATAGCCATTACTAAGTAACCACATTTCTGCAATTTGATTAGTATCAGTATTATTAGTATCTAAATCAAAGTCAGTCATATCAGCAACTTCAATTTGTCATATATTATAATTTAAAATACTTATCCACATAATTAATAATCTTCTTTCATTTCTTTAATTACCTTTTCTAGTTTAACAGAATCTACATCAAAACTACGTTCATCATAAGCAGAATATAATCTATATTGCTTATGAAAAATATAGTTGTTATGTATTATACTACTTATATGAGAAGCATCTACATTAAAATATCTACCACATTGATGAATAGAAGCAAACATTTTAATAGGATTGTTATCTAAACCTACAACAAGAACACGTAAAGAGTTCTTTAATGCAGCATGTTCTGCACAACAAGAATAATTATTATTTTCTTTATATGTTACCCATTCGAGATTTTCAACATTATTATTTTTCCTATTATAATCTTTATGATTAATACAAGGTTTATTACTTTCATTATTTATAAAAACAGAAGCCACAAGTTTATGAACATAATGATTTTTGTGTTTACAGTTCTTATATAAATTTACTTTATAATAACCAGTTCCATTATCTTTAGGAATAATAATTTTGTCTTTTCTTTTGCAATTTCCAACAATCCTTGCTAAACTTTTAATTCTACCTTTATTACTTACTTGATAGATACCTTCATAATCAGGAATATCTTTCCAAACTTCATTAGGCAAATCTTTTACATTATTTATATGTTTACATTTAAGATTTACAATTATCTCCATATAATAAATCTTTTAATTTTAAAGATAACGTTAATAAAGAAGGATGTACTTTCCCACTAACTTGGTTAGCTCTAAGTTTAATCCAATGCTCCCAATCATCAACAAAAGCAGTATGAACTACTTGCGTCTTAGTATTAAGAGGAAGAATTTCTCTAGCTTGTTGCGCAGTCCAACCAAGTTCAATACATTTACAATATACAAGATTTGCTATTTGAAGACCATAAAGAAACCAATCTATAGCTGTCCAACCTTCACAATAATGCCCTTGAAGATAATTATCATTAAATATTTCTTCATCTCCATAAAATCCTGTATTATAACATTGTCCATCAGCATCAGAATCTGGAATCCAAGGAAGCTTAGCAACACTTATGTTATTACCAAATTTATTAGCATTATAACGACAATAACGAGTAGATTCTTCTACAATACTATTAACTCTATGACGATTAAGTTCACGACTAGCACCAATATCTGTTATAAAACAAACAGTAGTTCTTGGCATATAGTAAGGACAATTAGGAGTTGTATCTATAAACTCAAGAGTATCAATAGCATAATTTTCTATTATTACTCTAAGATTTGTAGTAACATAAAGATAACCATCATGATTATTAGTTCTACTATATTTATTATGCTCATATACCCCTTCCCACATAGCAACAGCTCTAGGCATGAAAGTAGGAAATTTAAGATGAACTGTTGCATGTTCACAACAACTTAAATGAAGACTTGTCAAATCTACATCACCATAAGCGTTTTGAGCAAGTATTCGTTCAAATCGATTCTTAGGATTTATTTTACTATACCCAAAGAAATCATTTCCTTTGAAAATAGTTCTAAGAAGAAAATTATAAGCATCTTCATCTTTATTTTTTGGAGTAGATTGATAAGCAACACGAGTACATTTAGCTATATGTTTAAAAATAGCATCAAGTGTATAACCTTCTTGTTTCCAAACTTCAACACTAGGATTTACAACTTTAATCATATTATTTATTTGTTTTACGTTTAACAAAATCTTTTCCAGCTTCATAATCTTCGTGAGATATAGCAACTATATTCTCTTTATGTTCACTAGTAACAGGAATTTCTTTATCATCAGCAGATAAATTATATACATATCCATCTTTATCTTTACAAAGATGTTCAAAACCATAAGCAGATATAATTTCATTAGTTACATCTTTCTTACTGGTTTCTTCGATAAGAATAAGTTTATCTGTTTTAACAAGAGTAGAAATATCAATGAAAGTTGACTCTACCCGCCCCGTAGAAGGTATTGTAGGTTCATGTCCATTATCACTAGCTTGCCAAGCTAATAACATATTACAATAATTACCTAAATCTTGAATAGTATCAAACATACTTTCATCTTCAACATTAGGATTACTGTAACCTTGAAAATCATCTTCAATAAGATGAACCAAACGATTAGCTTTATCATACATTCTAGCTAGACCATATCTATAGCCTAGTTTATCACAACCTTTATTGAAAGCATTACCATAATCAGCATTCTTCTTAGCCATAAGACTAAGCATTTTGTTTTGTTGGTCACGTAATGCAACAACTTCAGGAGTTACAAGATGCTCTGGAACTACTCCATTAAGCACCGCCTTCCAATACTTTAAATCACTTTCTGTCATAATTGTTATTATATTAAATTAAATATCAGTCATTCCCACAGCTTCAATAGTTTTTCCACTATGTAAATGAATCAGATGGTTCTCCATACATTCAGCAGTAGTTTTATCGAGAGGAAAACTAAGTTTATCTTGTAGATTATAATATCTAGCAAAATCTTTAATATCATCGAACCATAATATGTGGCAGCCTATTCTAAACATCCATTCTTTATAACCTAAATATTTATAAGTATTTTCATAAGGATTTTCATAATTATTAATATCAGTAAATTTATCGACATAACTAGCTCTTGAAACCATGAATGAACCAATCTTAAATTCACCATATCTAAATTGAAATTTAGTTTTACCACTAAGAATATAATCAACATATAATTGATTAAATATATTAATAGCAGTTTCAAGTGGAACTAAAGCACCTCTACTAGTTTCAACCCAATTAGGTTTATCTGGTCTAATTCTAAGTTGAGTATTAGGAAATATAGTATGATATAATACGCTACCTATAGCTTTAATTTCTCTAGTATCAGGATTTGCATAATATCTAGTATAATGAATTTCTTTTTTTGTACCTCCTTTTCGCCATTCATCAATAGTTTGATTAGCTTTAGCTAAAGCTTCTTTATAATTCTTTTCAGTTTTAACTTTATATTCAGCTTCTCTTTTGCGAAAAGCTTCTTCCTCAGCTTTATCTTTAGCTTCTACTTCTGTAACATATTCATCAGACCATTTCTTATTAAGCTCTGCCCAATTAGTTCCTTTATGAAGACAAAACTTTGTATAGAACTTACATTTTCTAATATGTTCTTTTTGTTCATCAGTAAACAAAGCATCATTAAGAATAGTATTAATAGAAGGAAAGTCAACTTTGTAATTATTAATATAGAATACTTTATTTGATAGAGGTTTACATTTAGGAATAAACTTATATTTATCTACAAAAGCTTTAATAGCTATAAAATATTTATTTCTATTATTTTCAATATAATTATTGTAAGGAATACGTTTACTTATAGAACTAAGTACTTTATATTCATTATAAAACGTTTCAAGATACTTTTTAATAAGATATTTTATATACATTTTAATAAGTATCTTCTTATTCTTCGGTTCAGTTATATCATAAATAGGAATATCTTCATCAGTTTTATAAATAGTATAATCTTGAGGAAGACCACGCTCAATATTCCAAGCATATTCAGTTCCTTCTTTAATTACAGCTATTTTGCGTTTACGGTCAATGCGAGCCATACAAGCTCCTTTAAGACCACCACACCAGCCTTCTCTATCCCAATTATTTTTAATATAATAAGGAGTAAGTTTAACTGCTAATGATATTCCTCTATGAAAGAAATAACCATAAGCAAAACAATAGCAGTGATAACTACTATCATAATATCCATACTCATCACGATGAATACCTTCATGGATACCTTCGCTTTTAGTAACAGCATGTCTAATTCTTTGTTTCTTAGGTTCAGCACCTACTTTACTTTTAGTCATAACTTTATTTTTTAAATGTTCTACAATAAGTACATTTATGTACTCGTTTATTAATTAACCAACCATATTCTTTAGCAATAGAATCAAGTTCATTAATATCTAATGAAAGAAATGGTTTGTCTTTTCCTTTTCTATGTAATAAAGTTCCACATTTATCACATTTTAAAGTATATCCTATTCCATTTTGTATATAAGCCATTTTCTGTAATATTTTAAATTCTCGTATAACGCATTGAAATTTGGGTCGTGTATAATTGTTCCACAATTTACTAAAATGTCTCATATCGAGCTAAAAAGTGACAAATTTTGAAACTTCGATACACATACCGGATTGGATGCCCAGGGCACTTGAGATAAATATAATATTTCAAATTCTCGTGTAAGGCGTTCAAATTCAATTTGTTACCGAGACATAAGCAGACATGAGAAAGCCGCTCACGTAGCAAGGAAAGTAGGTCTAAGCGTACATATCTTTTACGGGGCGGCTTTCATGCTAGATGATTATATGTTTAGTTGATATACTTCACCATCAACTTGATTATCTACAAGTTTAAGTTCAACATTAGTATCTTCAACTATAGAATTAAGAATAGAATCTTCAATAACTTCTTTAGGAATAGAAAATTTCGACCTACTATAATTATCTCTTTCAGCTCTATAAAACTTGCCATCAGTATTACTCATACTAATAGCTAGAAAATAATCATTTCGTTTAATAGTTCCATTCCATCGTTTAAGAAACTTATAAAACATTCTAAACTTTATTTCTCTACTATATAATCTTCTAAACTTTGGTGAATACCAAGTTTTATGTTTATCTAATTCTTCTTTTACATTATCATAAGCGTTTAAATTCATTATTGTATCTACTTTTGAATATCAACTAACTTGCAATGAAAGGGTACATTCTTGATGCCCGACCTTTCGCGAAACTCACAAGTTGCAAGTTTACCAATAAAATCTTCTTTATGTTTGAGAATATATTCTTGTCTTGAATGGTCAAAATTACCAGTAGCTTCAAACAATTCATCATTAATGTCATTTTGTAGAACAAACTTACAAAGATTAGTTCTAACTCCTTCAGGAACAACATCAACAATTTTAAATTTTGCATCATCAACTCGTTTATATTTAAGCATAGCTAAATTACGAGCACCAAATTGATAAGCAGAATTAACATCACGAACAATAAGACCTTCAAAACCAAGACTTATAAACTTATCTCTGAATCTTGTAGCATCATAAATATTAGCAATATTAACATCAGGTAATAATACAAGTTTACTCTTGTTATTAAGATGCTGTTCATAAGTATCAAAAGTATAACATAGTCTACTTATGTTATCAATCTTAAACTTACGTCTAGCTTCATAACTCATATTATCAATAGCAATATCATAACACCAATACTGAAGAAGTAGATGTTGAGGAAGCTTTTCATTCTTAACAAAACTATTAATATCATTTACTTTATAACCAGGAATATAAAGTTCACCATCAAGGCAAGCTCCTTCTTCAATCATAGCATCAAGTAAATCATCTTTAATAGCTGGAAGAATTACTTCATCCATCCAAGTAAGTTTAGGAGTCCAATCAGTACCTTCTCTAGAACGATAAGTAAGTCTAACAGGATTAAACATATCATTAGTTTGTTCAGCACCAACAATACATCTAACACCATTAATTTTATACTGACCTAAATAACTACGTTTATCAAAAGGTTTATTATCTTTAAGTACTTTTGCAAGCATTGGAAGAACAAAACCTTCATCAGTAGTATTATTCTTTGGGAGATAAGTATTAAGAAAGTTAAGAAGATTAACATCACCTTCTATTTTTAAAGGAGCATTATCTTTAAGTTCAGAAGCTTCTTTATATCCTTCTTTACGTTTAGCTTTAATACGAGATTCTATTTCGTTACCTCTACTAAGTTTAGCTTTAATTATTTCACTATGTTTATGTCCTCCTACAGCACCATAATGAATTATATATTCATTATTTTGACCATATTCATGAATACCCCATGAAATAGGGTCACCTTTAGCATTTCTTTTAAATAGTATCATAACTTAATCTTTAATTTACTAATAAGTTTAGCTCTAGCTTGAGCATTTAATTGAGCAGCAGATGGAGCTTTTTCTTTCTTAGGTTTTTCAAAACCTTCGATAGTTCCTTCTTTAGCTTTCTTTCTAGTAGTACGAGTAGTCTTCTTTAAACCTTTCTTCTTATCATATACGATAGGAGGATTATCTTCTTCATATTTAAGATTACGTTTATGTAAAGCTACAAGTTTAGAAACATATTCGTCTTTCTTATTTTCATCAATCCAACCTTGTTGAAGAGCATAATCAATTCCAATAAGAGTTCGAGTAGCTTCATATTTATAAGGAGTACCTATAGTTTGCATCATTCTCATATCATCTTTAATACGAGAACAATCAAGACGAACACAAGCTTTAGCAACAAATTCATCAGCACCGCAAGTACTAACATCTTTAATAGCCATAGCTTTAACTTGTTCATCTACTACCATTGTATATTTCTTTGGGAAGTTAATCATGAGCGTCTAGCAATAAGTTTAAATATTACAACTCTTTTTGGTTTACCAAGTCTTCCGTGCGCATATTGAGCCATAGCTCCAATATTATCAGTTTCATAAGTTTGATAACATTTTGTTTTTGTCTTACAAGTATGAGTATCATAATCATAGTGTAAAGGAATATGAACCCTATCCCTATAAGGTATTAAAGAATCTATATTTTCATAGTCATCAGTACCTTTATGAAAGTCAACTTCACCATAAGCAAAAACATTATCAGAACTCAAATTAAAAGATAAGTCACCTCTATGTATAACAAAAGCTTTGCCATCATCAAGCAAAGCTTCTTCTTTTTTTGTAATTGGAGACATAAGAATACGAACTTGTTCAGTTGGTTTTCCTTCTTTATTAGTCGTATTAGTATGGTAAATCACAGTCTGATAATCTTTTGAAATAGGCATCGGAATTACCTTTAGTTTTTCTGTATCGTAACTCGACATATCTAAGAGTATCTTTTATAAAATTATCTATTTCATCGTTACTATATTTATAATGCAAATCTGCAAAATCCTTACATTCATAATTGTCAAGACCAAACTCACCACGAGTAATGAACAAATAAGGAATATTATAAGTACTTAAAAGATAATCAGCACCATCACGACCAGTTCTATCAAAATCTAATAAACTAACAATTAGTCCATCATCAGCTAAACGATTCTTTAACCAATCATATTCATTAGCTTTTAATCTATAATTTTCACTAGGAAGATTAACTACACCTATTGTTAAAGCCTTTCTATCCCCCCCGTAAAAGGTATGATTAACTAAATGATTACCTAGACTTAATCTATCTTTACTTGATTTAGTAATTATAATATAATCATAATTATCTAATTCAAGATTAGGAAGACCTTCAAGTACATTACAATTAGTTATAAATTTCCTTTCTTTTGTTCTATCTCTAAGTGGGAAATAAAGTTTTATAAGATATATTCCTTGTCTATTTCTACCCAACATATAAGCATAACATGGGTCTTTAGTAGTATATCCATATCTAGGAGTAGGATTGCTACTTCTATCTATATAATACTGTTCAACAGGAATAACAAAATGAGTATTAAGATAAGCAAGATTTACACCAAGTTTATTCCAATAAGCTTTATCTCTACTATTCCAACTACGTGGAACAATTTCAATAATAGCTTTTCTGGATTTACTTTTAATAAGAGCATTTCTAATAGATTCATCTATCTCATAATGATTAACTCGATTATCTATATCATCACTAAACACACTATAAATATGTTTAAGAATAAAATAGAAATCTTGTTTATTATCAGTACTAATAGGTCTTTCATAAACAATACTAAGAACGTAAGCTACTACATCATATACATCACCAAAGAAGCAGCCATTAAAATCTCGAACTTTAAGTCTTCCTTTCATATTGTATGCAATACCCATACTACTATCAGTATCATCATCTCTAAAAACAGATTTAATAAGATGATTATGTTTAACACAATCATCTACAACATTGATAGGAATATCTAGATATTTTGCAACAATATCTTCTTGACTTATTCGAGACTCTATAAAAGCCTTTGTAAGTTTAGTAGTATTAATTGTACGTTTCATATTGTATAAATAAAAAAGGGATAGCGACACGAAGTATCGCATCACTATCCCTAGAACATTAAATCCATTAGAAGAATAATAACAATTTGCTTAGAACGGCATATCTGTATTTGCAGTTGGGTCGAAACTACCAACACCAGACATCATGTCGTTACCAGCTGTAGGAGGAACAATAGCAGCACCACCAGGCATACCAGGAATACCAGGAGCACCAATAGTTGGAGCTTTAGGTTCAGTATCCTTTGGAGTAATTGATTCCTTAACCTTATCTACAGTCAAAATAACTGGAGGAAGAATCTGATTATCTTTCATCTTAACAATCTCGACAAAACCATTGCCAACAAATGAAGGGAAAGACAAATCTTTACTCTTGTCAACATCTACCCAAGAACCTTTACGATTACGAATTGCACGGAGAAGTTTAATCCAACAATTAATGAACTTACCATTAGCGTCCTTAAAGCAAGGCTTAGCAACTGCACCATCAGCAAGATTAAACTGACCATTAAGCATAGCAGCAGCGTTGTCAAACATCTTACGATAACCATCGAGAACTGCCTGAGCATCTACTGCTTCATACTCAACATTACCATTCTCATCTTCTGTGAAATCAACAAAATCAAGAGTAAGCGCATCTTCCTCTTCAATAGTCATTTCACGACCCTTGAAATAGAACACATCAAGAATATGCTTAATAGTATTAAGTACATTATCTACTTGCCATGCTTTATCTCCATTAGGAATAGTATCAACATTACTCTCAATAGGGAATAATGTCTTAACTGCATAACGACGTTCCTTTGCATCAGTATGATTACTTGCGAATGTAAATACCAAACGAGGCATCTTCAAACCAGCAAAAGAATTGCCATCTGCACTCTGAGACCATTCAACAGATACAGAATCAAGATGAGCCATAAATAAACCATTCTGAGCAGCATCTTTCTCATGGAACTTCAAACGGCTTACTGCCTGAGTGTTGTTATTAATACCTCTACGATTTACTTTCTTTGCAGCACCCTGCGCATTAGCTGCTGCACTATTAACCTTTTCTGTCATAACTTAATTAAGTTTTAAAACGTTTATAAAATTGACTAAAAAAGGGAGAAGATTATTATTCTTCTCCCTCATAAATAAGATTTTTATTTAATGAATGAAATTACTCTGCACTTACTTCTGCATCCTCAGGGTCACCTTTCTTACCGGTACGAGAAGGAACTTCATCCTTATACTCACCAAGAGCATAGAATGTAATCTCTACATCGTCCTTACCATTATTGTACTTAGAAACAATAGGATTCTTGATGTCTACATCAAATGAACGCTTCATAGAAGTCTTGTCCTCAAGGTCTGACTTCAACTGCTCCCAGTTGTTAGTATCAGAGAAAGAAAGTTTCAAACCAGTACCAGTTGCAGTACCACTTGCAGCAAGCTTACAACCACTTACAGACTGCATCTGTGGAGAAGGCATATCATCTACCTTGAAAGTAGCCTTAATTTCCTCATCGGTAGCAGTATCAGCAAGTTCATAAGCAGCAATCAACTTATCACGATTATTCTTGATAACCTCATCTACATACTCATCGAAGTACTTCTTCTTCTCTTCCTTTGTAAGACGAACATTAACCATAATAGGCTCACCTGTCTTCTTAAACATTGGAACACCCTTAGCAATATACCAAGTTGTAATAGCTGCTACACAAGCAGAAGTACCCTCTGGAGTATCAAGGTCAAAACCATTGTTCTGAGCAAACTCAACGATTGCATCAACACGATTAATTACAGCTTTCTCTACATCTGCTGCATCGTTAGCAAACATAATATTGTCACCAGGCATAAGACCAAGAGCCTTAGAAACTGCTCCTGAAACATAGAAAGAACCCTTTGTACTAGAAGCAACCAAAACTGGCTCTGTGATAACTGAGCTAACCTTAACACCACTTGCAACTACATTAATACCGAATGATAAACCGTTAATCTTCATAACTTTAAATATTTAAATTGTTAATAATAAATTATAGTATAATACTATTTTAATAAACTCTATTTTGATTATTTGATTAATAATATAGCTAATCAGTTCTATATTATTTATATTTATATCCTATATTTCTTCTGCTATATCAGCTTCAACTATAGGAACTTCTTCAACAAGCTTTAGCTCTGTTGTTTCCATAACACCCATAAGAACATCAGAACCAATTTCTTTAGCACCAAGGCTAAATGCTCTATGACTAATCATAATTCTAGCATACTTCTTATAAGTATCTTTAGTAAAGAAATCAGCAGTAACAGCTTCTTTATAACTGAAATGACCAACTGCGTGAGTTTCAACTATTTTACCATAAATCTTTTTATATCTAGTAAACTTATATTCAGTAACAAAATCTGTAGGAATAGCTTGAGTTCTAACTACAGGATATTGACCTTCTTGAGCTACTTTAGCAGCTTGTATTAAATTTATACATTTAACACATTTACTAGATACTTGAAATTCATCATAAACATTACCTTTTAAATCTTTATAATATCTAAGAGGATAAACACCGATAACATCATCAGTTGTCTTTTCTTCTGCTTCTTTACTAGTTCGACATTTAACACAATAATCTGGGAGAAGTGTTTCATCGTACACACTATTACCATCAGTATATTTATACTGAGGTACATAATCTTTAGTAAGATCCCAGACTATACCTGCCCTTGATAACAGTGCTTTAACGATGTGAACATCAACACCAGTTTTTCCATTAATAACATGAATATGTTCTATACAAGTACTAAATGGTAAGTGTAAGTCTTGTGCTCGCATTAGAATTGCAAGACCTTCATTCACACTTTTAACTCCACCTTTATCAGTAGCAATAATCTTCTTTAGAAATACTTCTGCATTTGCAAGTTGTTTCTCATCTAGAAGATTTAGAACTCTGATACCTGTATTAACATCATCATGTCTAACAGATAAACCATGACTTTCTTCGGTTTTTGTTTCAACTTCATTCATTATTTCAAAGAGCAATTATATTTGTTTCTTATTTACGCTGCAAAGATAAGCATAATTTTTCAATCTACAATACAATAATCATAATTATTATCACTTTTAACTTCAATTTTAGTTTTATTAAGAATTAGATGATTTGCGCCATTAACACGCTCATCTAGTTTTTTCTCCTCTAAAGAGCCTTTATAATATAAGGTGTATAATTGTACCTCCTTTGCGAATTGAACCTTTGAGAGCCTATATAAGTAGGTCTCCATGGTATCACACAACGGCGACGTAATTACAACAACGTCTACATTTACGGCTAAATCCTTATCGGGAGAAGAATTTGTAGACAAAACGTGAATAGCACCTTTGTTCATCAACTTTTGAGCTAAATTTTTCTGAGATTTTACACCAAGCATTTTTGGTTTTCCCTTATTAACTCCACTCTTAATTAGAACTTCATTTCCATTATCATCAATAGCAGGAATATTTTCTACTTTATCGTGATAATTATAACAAGTATTATAATGAGTATTATCATTAATATATTTAGTTACTTCATTTGCAAAGTCACCATGTTTATTAATAATAAGAATATTCTTATCTGCATTATCTTCAACAATCTTTAAAATATAACTAAGTTTCTCATCAGAAGAAGCAAGAGCAAGACTTCTACTTCTAATAATTTCGTATATTCCACTAGCACGTTCTTTAAGGGCATTTGGAGAATAAAGTTCGTCTATTTCAATATTAAATTGAATAGTCATATCAAGATTCTCATTCCAACCATTTTGACGAGCTATGTTATAACATACAGCCATACTAGAACTATTAGTATTACTATTACCTAGACGAGCCATCTTAATTGTTTCAAAGTCACCAAAGATAGCTATAGCAGTAGATATTTCTTTATTATAATAGTCAAGTTTCTTTTTAAGATTACTATCTTCATCTATAATCAAAGGAACTAATACTTCTTTTACGGGGCGGCTAGAACGGATTTCATCTACACTAGCTTGATTATAATAACCAACTCTAGGAATTAGATTATTAATTTGTTCTAACTTACCAGTAAGTAGAGTTGATGATAATACCAACTTAAACTTTGCTTTGTCTAGCAGACCTACATAACAATAAAGACATTCTTTAGGATTATAAATAACCACTAAAGTAGGATTTAGATGACTAAATATATCTGTAGCTTCACTAACAGTTAAAATTTTAATCAATCCTCTAGTAATAAAATTACTATAAACATTAGAATGAACAGGTTCGCTCTTATGTAATAGATAATCTTTAACTTTGTCTTTATCTACAAAGTCTGCAATTACAATATCAGTCTCTATTGTAGGACTTTTATTATACATTGCAGGAAGTATCATCAATAAAGGTCTAAGAACATCTAAAGGAGCAGGAATTATAAAAGTTCCAATTCCTTTATTCATTCTCCATTGATAAACACTTTTTTCATGCAATTCTTCTTCTGTCATTGTTCTTCTTCATTATCAAATAAATCATTATATAATCCAAAATTCTTCTTTAACAAAGATTTTCCACTGAGAGTTTTATTCTTTGAATTACCTTTCTGATTAGGACTTATTCCGAGCTTAATAGGATTAATAATCTTATAAGCTTCTTCATAATAATAAGCATAATCTATATTACGCTCACTAATATCTTTATCATCAAGTAAATTAAGAATTTGTACTGGTTTTCCACTAGCTAAAACACTACGAGCACCAGTACTTACATGTTCTTTCATAATCACAACTCCTTTAGTAGAAACATAAAATCTAACATGACGTTGACTATGTATATCTACTACTTTTCCGTCAACTACTTTTTGATAAACAACTTCAAATTGTCTACCTACATTTTGAGTTTTACAGAAATCAAGAATATCTTTATGATTACGAAGCGTTTCCATTACAGATTTACCATGAGCAAAATACTCAAATACAGCAGTAGCTACAACTGGCATATCATATCCTTTTTTAAGGTCTTTGATATACTGTTTTGGGTCTAGTGCTCCTTTATACTCAATTTTATCGTTACTTTGAATATCAAAATAGTTATTCACATTTAAGCTAACAAGCATCTTGTAATGTTCATCATCAGCAGACATCTTATTAGTTTCATTCCATTCTTTACAAATTTGATTATAAACATCAACTTTGTCATAAGGAAGTTTTATAACGATACCATCAGTATTTGCACTAACTACATGTATTCCTGCTAATTCAAGAGATTCACAAAGAGTCATTGTCATTAACTGACCATTAATTGTAACTCTCATTTGTGCAAGTCTATCATAAAGCCAGAAATTTTCATAGCCATACTTTCCGTAAATAGCATTGATTACAATCTTCAATGCTTCTGCTGCAAGTTTATTATGAACTCCTGGTACTACAAAACCATCTTTATCGTCTGTATGTTTACATTTAACACGAGTTTGTTTAAAGTAATCTACCATTTTTGCAAACACCTTACGATTAAGATGTGCAGGTACTACTTCATAACTTATCATTATACTTGGATAATATGATGTGTAATCGTGATGAACATAAACATATTTATCAGTACTTTTAAGTATTACAGGCTTGTCTTGAGTATGAATGCCACCAGTTGCTAGAGTATACGTTGTGCCATAAAATTCTATTTCACGTACAAAACTATCTTTATTAGTTCTATATATAACAACTTTCTTCATTTCTTCAAGTAAATCTTGAAGTTGTTTAGTCTTAAACTTAATATGAGGAAATATTATTTTATTAAAACTAAGAGCAGTTCGTTGAGTACGAAGATTTTTAAAAGCATCTTCATGCAAACCACTACGTTCAGCATAAAACTTATTTAATAGTTTATCAGCAATATTACTTCTAGCACTACATAAGAAGTTTATTCTATAAGCGTGACCAAGACTATATCTAAGTATAACTTCATCAGGCTTTTGTCTTACCATTTCACAACAAAGAAATACATCATTCTTATTATAATGTAACATAGGTTCAACATACTTAGGAAGAAGATACCTATTAAAATCAGCAGTAATCAAATGATTTAATTGTTCATTAGTCATACCTCTATAAGCATCTCTTTTTCTATATATATCACCTTCTTCATCGTCAATAGGAGGAAGTTTAAAATCAAGAAGATTATACCATTTAAGATTAATACTAACTTGCTTTAAACTTTTACCATACTTCTTACGTTCACCAGTGTCTTTATCTATATTTACTCCAGCAGAATTAAGAGCAAATATCTTAAACAAATCTACAGTTACATAAGGAACTCTATATTTACGAATAACATTTAATAGTTTATCTTGCCATAAAGCATCTTTATCATCTTGCATTGAAATAATCTTATCATTCGCTTCTTTAAGAAATGAACAAAGTTGTTTTATATTATCAAAACGATTCCAATACATTAGAAATGCTTTAATTAGCATATCATCATATCCTTGATTGTTATATCCATATAAATCATATCTATCAACAGAACCATCTTCATGTTGTACAGGTCTCATTTTTTCAAAGAAATCTATAATACTCAACATTTGAGAATCATCTGTATCACTAACATAAAATATCCAGCTTTTTACACTATCAAGTCTAGATGTTATTTCTTCAACTGTTAAACTATCAGTAAGAGCACCTTTACAATCTGCAAATTTATCAAGATAATCTTTTAAATCTACAAAAGTAAATGAAATCATATTCTCAAAGACTTCTAAATCTACAGCTAAACTATGAATCATTTATTACTTTTATTATTTCCATTCCATTATAATTATTATCTTTATTAGCAGTAAGCCATTTAACTAGACGATTACGAAAATCATCGTATTTATTATCATCTATAAACTTAATAAAAGGAGAGTAATTTGTACTGTAAACATAAGGAAATATATAATATAGTTTATCTTTACCTTTAGTAATATCAAAACCAAAATTAGTAGCAGCACTACCAAGAAGCATTATCTTATTGATAGCGTTCATTCTAATATCAGCAAATGTATGTAACATACATCTATGAATTATATTTTCATTTACAGGACATTTATCATCAAGCTTACAACGAATAAGAGGAACAATAAAAGGGTCTAGTTGCTCTAGACCCCCCGTAAAAGGTATGATAGTTTCTTTCACTATTTCTACATACTTACTAAATGTCATTCCTCTATTCTTATAAGCATTGTAATCAACATTTGGTACAACAATAATCATACCAGACATTGGATTACCAACACCACTAAGACATTTACACTTAGTATTAAACATACCTAAAGGACAACCTTCACATACTTTAGGAATCATAATTACTTAGTATCTAAAATTAATCACTTTTTCATAATTAATTAATTAATCTTTACTAGGTTCAACATAATCTTCTACTTTCTCATAATGCCCAACAGCATAATTATCATGTATAGAAGCAATAAACATGAATATATTATCACGTTTGCCCCAAGTTTTATCTAGTTTACGTTTGTAACCATAAACAATAACTGTACCATCAACGCTAGCTTCAAGTTTAGCAACTTTATAATACTGACGTTTAACACCCCAAGCATTATTAAATTCAGTTACATAAACATCACCAACTTTAATAGGACAATTAGCAAGAATATCAGCAGTTGCTGCGTCGTTAAGAGCATTCATACGATTCTGATAATCTTTCTTTATTTCATCTTCTTTATTAATGTAACATTGTACACGTTCTTTAAAAGAAGGAATATTACTTGTATTACACATAGTTTATTTAATATTTTAAATTCTAATTTACATACCTTTTACGGGGCGGCTTTATGATTAATCATGCCACACCCATAAAGGACTTAAATCACAAATAAATACGCATTATGCAAATTTCGCTAGCGTACACGTAGAGTAATTGACCATTCTGTCAGGTCGAAATCGAAAGGTGTGTTAACATTCTCAGGTATTATAGTTATAAGTTTATGAACCTCATTATCAGCTTTAATAACTGCTTTAGCGCCAACTACAATACCATAAAGTTTATTAATTCCACCTTTATTCTCAAGCTTTACAGAATCATTAACTTCAAGGTTAGAATTTTTAAGAACTACATCGGCTATTACATTTTCGTAATATTTAATTTGTTCTTTACAATCTTCTATTCCTTTAAGAAATTTTCTATAATCTAAAGGATTTAAATTAACTTCATCCATATCTTAAAATTACTTTTTCTTTAGCTCTACTTACTGCAACATAAAGTCGTCGATTAATATCTTTTGCGTTATTATAAGGATGACCATTTTTGTCATATACAATATCGTTAATATCAACCATACTAACATTATATGTTGACCCTTGTGATTTGTGGCTCGTTAACGAGAAACCATAATCTAAATTACGATAATGAAGTACTGTTCCATCAGCTTTTGCTATATTGATTAGTATCAAACAACTTTCACGAAATTCAAAGTACTTCTTCCATTTAGCAGCACGTTGTTGTTTAGGTGCATTTTTAGCTTGTTCTATTAAGTCATTACATAGCTGACAATATTTCTTAATAGAATATCTATCTCTATGGTCTAGAACAAACAAAGGAGAAGTAACTTGTCCACCATGAACAGCTTGAAACTTAACCATAAAACCCTTAATATCGTACTTAGGATGAGTATAATTAGCAATATCTTTTACAATATAATCTTCACTATTTCTTATAATAGTCTCTTTAAATTCATTTACAAGAGTTATATAAGAAGTAATTAAATCATTTTTTGTAATAACAGATTTTTCACTGTCTTTAATTATAGCTTCTCTAATAAACTTATTCCAAGCAGAAACAACTATATTAGTATAAGCTATAACTTTGACATAATCTGTATTTTTAGTTATTGCTTCATCACTGAACTGAAGTTCAACTTGATGTTGAAATTCAGCACTATTACAAACCATAAAACCTTTAGTCATTGTAGAATCAAATTCACTTTTATGTGTACTTATATAATTAAGAAACGTAAAAGTATTATGTTCTACATCGTTTCTAAGCATGCTACAAATTTTTCTTATAGGATTATCTTCATCTTGTCTTACAATTTGAGTTAATCTATAAGTTGTAACATTCTTAAAAGCAGAAGGTTCAAGTTCATTTACAGGAGGCACTTGGTCTACGTCACCAAGTAGTAGAAGTTTACAACAATTATTAACCAATGCTTTACACATATAATTAAATAAAGCTTTATTTATCATAGAAGCTTCATCAACTACATAAAGCTTATAATCTTCAACTTTTATTCTACCTTGACGACTGAATTGAATATCTCGTTCATTGAATTTGTCAATATTATAATCAGGTCTCATTCCATAGTCTGATTGAATAGTATTAACATTAACTGGTAATCCTGCAAGAGAATCACGTATTACTCTACAAGCTTTATGACTTGGAGCACTTACACCAATTTGTGAAAAACTAATATTACAATTCTTTAAAATAGTTTTTAAAAGGAATGTTTTTCCAACACCACCTGCACCAACTAGAGCACGCTTAAAATCATTACGATTAAAAGGCTTATTGATAAATTCAATAAGCCCTTGATAAGCTTTTTGCTGGTCTTTTGTAAGACCAGCAATTTCAGCTCTATTTTTATAAGTCCTATTCAAAGGACCTCCAACTAACGTATCTTCATTGTGCATTTATTCATCCTCATTATCTTGTTTTAAATTATAATATAAATTATGTGATTTCAAAGAACGAAAATCCGCATATAATACTCCTACACGTCGAACAATTCTAACAATTATAGTCCAGTTCCTACAAAATGGAACATATTGTTCTTTGTTTAGTTTCTTAAATAACCTATCAGTTTCGTTTCTTATCAAACATGTATATTTACCATTATCTTGACCACATATAGTAAACACTCTATCAGCTTCATGTAAATCAAATGATTCAGGAGTAAACTCTAAAGTTATATCATTAGTTCCTATATCAGTTATATCTACACCACTTTTAAGTTTATGTTTATATACATAATTAGGAATAACAACATAAAACTTTCCGTTATCATACCGACATTTAGTCTCTATACGTTTAGTCAAGACTTTATCTTGTTTAAGAGCAGGTGCTCTAGTCTTATGTTTAACCTTAATCTTAAAATTAAGGTTAACTTTTAATTTACTAAAATCTGTAACCATTACTTTTTCTTATTAGAAAGTTTATGTTCCTTCTTAATTTTCTTAGCTTCCCTAGCACTTACACCAGCATCTTCAAATTTTAGATTAGAAGCTTTAACAGTTCTACTATGATTAAGAATATAACCGCAATAATGAACTAGAAAATCAATTCTACCCCACATGTGAATACCAATTACAGCATTTGTTGGAACAATGATATGATTACCATTGATTTCAGCAATACGTGATACACACTTTAAATCCTTTCTTTCATCATGTTTCTTTGCCATTTTACAAAAAGTTTAATTAATTAATACTATTATTATTTCATCAATAAGATGATTATATTTTCTTTATATTAGTAAGAGATGCGAAATATTTTAAGTCTTTATTTTCATCAAGTTCAATTTTTATCATAGGAATATACTTATAATAACGAAAATATTTGCAAGGTTCATTATGAAGACTTACAATAGTTCCTACTTTACCATTAACAACCATAACTCTATCTCCTACTTTAAGAGGAATATTGTTATCTTTAAAGAACTTATTAGTTAAATTCTTAATTCTATTATTATAATCTTTTCGAGCAGTATCTGCTTCTTTAATAAAATAAGAAACAGTTTCTTCTTTAATATCTTTTATTTCCATAATTATTTTACTTTAATTATTAATATTAGAAGTTCTGCTTGGTTTCGCACCATAAGCCGTATTACTACACTTAGCAGAACTTAAATTATAAAGAATAACCACTCTAGCCCCCCCGTAAAAGGTATTGCAAGATATAGTCATCCTCTTTTTCTAATTTATCACATACATTTCTTATGAAATTAATACCAGCATGTCTAACAGCAATTATATCTTTAATTACAGTAGTCATATCATGTTGACTTAATTTCATAAGAAAATATATAATTCTAAAACCTCTACGAGTATTAAGAGGAAAGTTATAAGGAATAATATAACTTTTACGTTGTATCATAGTCTACCCTTTCTTCTTCTAATAGCTTTAGCTCTACGTTCTCTACGTTGAGTTTTACCATCATGAATACTACTACTACAAACTTTTAACCCAGGTCGATTATTAGTACTACTCAATATATGTTTTAAATTATAATAGTTTCTAACATCACCTACATATAAATCTTCATTTCCCATAATTCTAACTTTTAAATATTACATCAAGAATACTTCTGAAATTTGGGTTGTTTATAACATACTGTGCATCAGCTTCATTTTTAAATACTGGACTACCATAATATGTATAAACAGAAGTATCAAGTTTACAAACTGAATAATGTGGTTTTTCTACAAATTTATAATAAGCAATAGAATAACCTACAACTTCTTCAGTAACGTTATATTCCCAGCCACCATTAAAATAACTAGCAATATCCATAAGATTAGCTAGAGCAATTAATTTATTTCTAACAGTACATGATTTATCATCTGTAGAATCTTTAATTTCACTAAGACAAGTATGATAATTAGTTGCTTTAGCCATATTATACATCTGTTCAAGACTTAACCATTTACGTTTAAAACGAATAATACCTTTAGATAAATCACTAGATTCTACGTCAATTTCATGACCATTAGGTAAAACAAGTTCTATAGGTCTTAATTGAACAGGATTATTATATACCCATAAAGGTGAAATCTTATAATATTCATATTTAGAATTATCTTTAGAATCATCTTTAGGAATTTCTATAAATACTACAGATTTAGTATCAGGTCTTTTAAGACTTGAACATTCACCAAATATATTAATTCTTTTATCTCTAAATAAAGTACTACCAATATCTATACCACCAGATATATTACTACTAGAACAAATACTAGCAATAGAACAATCAACACAAGAATTGCTTTCGATTACTTCATATGATTTGCCATTATACTCAATCTTAGTACCAACGGCAAACGCTTTACCTAGTTCATTATTATTTCTATTTGTTGGCATAATTAATTCTTATTTTAAATGGTTTATTAATACCGTCATAAGAAACAACTGTATGATATATTATATCATGGTTCTTATGTTTAAATTTATTATATAGAATTTCAGCTACAGCACTTATAGTAAAATAATCAATAGCATTAGTATTAAACTTAGCTTTAATTTCATTACGTAGAAGTATTATAGCTTCAGTGTCTTTATTCCTAAGTTGAGCTTGAGTTACAATTATCATTTTATTTAATATTTTATTTTGCGATATAAAGCCCTCAAATTAATTTGCCGATAAAATTTATCAGCTAAATTAATTGAGAGCTGCGAAACCTAGGAAAATACGCAAAAATCGAATTTACTCATAAATACCGGACTGCTCAAGCATAATTGCCTGGTCAGCCTGCATATCAGAGTAAATATCATCAAGTACATCATCACTAAGAATAATAGTACTTGGAGCATCAGGAAATTTAGTTCTATCTTTATTCATAATTAACTTGCTTTTTCAAGATGAACACTAGCACAATCAAATTGTACTTTAGTACCCAATTTACCTTTAAGACAAAGGTCTTTTACAGCACATTGAGTACACTTAACACCATTATCTATAACATTATATATGTCACCGGCAATTACAATACCAGTTATAGTATTTTCATTCATAATTATAAGTATTAAATATTAAAAAACCACTACTACTTTCACAAGTAATAGTGGTTTGGAATCCATTAAAATCAAAAATATGGAAAAATAACTTATACACTTATAAGTTCTTCTTTTAGTGAAATATCTACTACATAACCATAGCAATATTATATAAAGAACAGAATAATATTACTTAAAATAAGAGCAACAATAGTAGCAAATAATATACGTGCTTCTTTATTGCGTACTCTAATAGTCTTTTCAAGAGAATCAATTCTACCATAAAGAGCTTTATTGTGCTCTTCAAGAGTAGCGATATGCTTATCTTTATTATCTATTGTTGTATTAAGAGCAGCAATAGTTTTTTCTTGATTACTTTGAATCTCCTCACTCTTATCAAGAGAATCTTTAAGAATTTCAATTCTCTTTTCATTAGTAACTTGAAGTTTCTTGAATGTATCAACAGACTTACTAAGTCTACGTTCAACATCATCTTTACGAAGAATAATACTTACAAGTTCTTCAACATTCTTTTTGCTAAGTTTAGTTCTACGACACTTATCAGCAGAACTTAATTCTTTTTCTTTCATAATTCTCTTATGTTTAAAAATTAATAATCAAAGTCAATATTATCGCCAAAGCCAGAACCATCACCGTCCTCAGCTTTTATTTCTCCATATAAATCATAATCATCAATATCATGGTTTATGCAGAAGGCATCAACTTCTTGGGCATTTAAATCAAATTCATTATCTGTCATAACACTTAATAGTTTATTTATTAATATTTGCTGCAAAGATAATGAATTTTGATTAATATTCCAATATTCTTTAACTTATATTGCGATAGGTTTACTGTTACTAACACTAAAAGGATAAATATTAATAAGTTTACCCTTATAACCATACATTTGAAAACGCTTCTTAGCTAGCTTTCTAGCATGATTAAGACCCATACTTGTACTAATCATTAAAGAACCATCTCTACGTTCTTTAACTCTATTACTAATGAAATAATATTTTGTTACACACATAATAAGTTCTCCTTATTTAATTAATTAATTAATAAATAGTAGTAGCACTATTTCTAGCACTACTACTTATAAAGATTAGTCAAACATGATATGTTTAGCCAACTCGAATACCATCTGTTTGCCAAACCCTCCAAGACGAATATCAAATACATGATTATAATAAGAATCATGCTTAACAACAGTTGGAGTAGCATTATCGCTAAATGGATTACGATATTCTTGTCCTTCAGCAACAGCTTCCTGAACAATGTTAATAGTTGCACCACTAAGAATCACACCAATTCTCTTAGGTGATTCAAGAAGCGCATTACCAGCAAATGCTACATCTGGAATTTCACGAAGAGTAGCAATCAAACTAAAGTTACTTACAAAGATAACATTTACAAGACCAATTACATATTCACTTGTGACATCTGCATCAGCTGGAACACCATCCTTACCAGGAGTCTTACCAAGGTTAGGATTAGCTACATAACCCTTAACAGGTTTGTCAAGAGTAATTGCTACTCTCGAATAATTTGTCATTTCAGTAGTATTAATATTACGAATAGTAACATCCTTTACTACATTGTTTGCACCATTGTTTACTAACTCACTAATAACTTTCTTTGAATCCATAATTCTTTAATTTAAAATGTTTATAATATGTTTATTAACTCTAAAATCTTATTTATTTTCTAATTCTCTTTTAGCTGTTTCATAACCAGCATTATAACCAGCATCATAACCTTCATTATAAGGATTATCTTTATGAGATAAATTATATCTAATAGCTTCAGCTGCTTGATGAATATTATCAGCACAATGAGTACCAACTAATTTAATATCTTCAATAGTACAATCCTTATATTTATTTCTATTGTACTCTAATCTATTCATTTGTTTAACTAACTCATCGTAATTGGCAATATCTTCAAGTTTATTACCAGCTAAACTAATAGCATAACAATTAAGTTCCTTATCGAATATTATATGAGGAATATGAAGTGAATCTAATGAATCTTTATACTCAATACCTTTTACGGGGCGGCTAGAGTCATTATATTGATTATTATTTGTATCAATACAAACATTATCAATATTAGTATTATTATTATTAATTATCTCATTTATTTCATATACTCCAAAATATATAAAATTACCAACAAGATAAATAACAAAACACATAATACCAATTAAACCTACAATTCCGATTGTAGTGTAAATTCTATTCTTCTTCTTCATAATTATAGTAATTAAATAATAAACTAGTACTATCTTCACAGACCGTACTAGTAAAACAGAACTTTATTTTGGAAATGGGAAGTCTTTTATTCATCTTTATCAACGTTATTAACTATAACAATACCACTTATAAAAAGTAGTACAATCCCAATTACATTTATAAAACTTATATGGTCATCAGCACCATGACTTATAAGTATTAACGATAAGAACAGAATTGGTACTGCTATTATCTTCATTATATATTTAATTAAATCTATCTTCATAGTTCTTCTACAATTTTAATATTAATATTATCAACGTTGTAAATATCAATTAAATCACGTTTAATAATATCACAATCATCAACAACAATAGAATAATCTTCAAGAGTACCAAATATTCTTTTATCTTTAGTATCATTATCGATAGTATTATCTTTATTAATAGCACTTATATCTTTGACTATATTAATAAGGTATAAAATATCTCTTTTAGTGATACCTATAGTATTATCTTTCCAAATCATAACATTAATATATTGAGATTAAACATTCAGTAAATGAAGACTTATAAAATCAAGTATAGTAATATCCAGTAAATCAGGTCAAGAGAGTAAGAATTGGACTTAAAGTCTTGTAAACCAGAGATAAAGGAGATAAAATAGATGATTAGATAAGTCGGAGGAGCAACAGTAATAATAGTTGAAGAAGGAATGTGATTAATAATAAGCTTAAAGTGAAAGGAAGATGGGAATAAGGAGTTGTTGTAGGAATAATTAGAGTAACTATTCTACACATACTTCCATTCACTTCAACTTTATAACAAACTCTTTAAATAACTCTTACTTTAACTCCAACTATATTTTCATATAATAAAGTTAATCCTTTACCATCTTCATCTATAAATGCTATACCTATATCTCCATAAGCTACTTTATCATAACAATTATAAATCATATTATTGGTTTCAATTAATATATGAACCAATTCATCTTCTTTAAGATAATCATTATAATCTTTAACTATCTTTTGTACTAAATGTTTATTCATATCTTTATTTGTTTAATTATTAACTCTTATTGGTGTACCAATGGCTCAAGTCTCGTTTCACTCAACTTTCGGCTTAATTTATATATAAATAAATATATAATAACTACGTTATTATATTATATATTTATTTATATATAAATATGCGTGCGTGCGTATGCGTGCGTGCGTATGCGTGTACGTGTGCGCGTGTAATTCTTAATGTTACACCAAATCACTATGATTTATATAATTATAAGGATATTCATAATCATTAATATTATCATAAATATCCTCATAATCTATTATATCATTACGCTGTAATTCTAATTCCATTAATATCAGTATATTTAATAGTTTTAAAATTACTATCTCTATCAGCAGGTTTTATATATTCACTAATATATTCTCTAGTAACTACACAAGAATCTGTATCAACAGAATAAATATAACGCTTACTAACAAGACTAAGATTATCTTTAATCTCAACTTTAATTGGTTTATTAACCATAGCTTTAAGAAGCTCAATTTTGTTATTCATAATAGTTCTCCTATTTTAAATTAATAATAAGAAAAGTCTTAAAAGTCTTATAAGGAACTTCACTAACTTTTCACTGTCGGGTCTTGTTTTTTTCTTGATGACCAAGTCTTGTTCTTTTCTTGATGAGTATTCTCATTTCTTTCTTGATGAGTTGCGAGAGTAAGAATCAAGCTAGAGTAGCAATCAGCCACTCTAGCAAGATTTCAAGATGAATTTAATGTTCATTATAATCACTATAAATTCTATCGTTTGGTATATTAACACCAAACCAATCCTTTAAAATGTCTTTATGAGTGAAACATCTCATTTCATTACGTTTATCCATACACTCTAGATTAATATCTAGAGAAACATAGCGACGACTGTCACCAAGTTCAACAACTGGTGCAGCATCGTCATAATGTTCTACTATTTTAGCACTAGGTAATAGTGCTAAATTTCTAAATTCATTCAATGTAACTTCAACTAACATAATCATTTCATTTTAAAGAAGTAGAGCACTAAGCTCTACTCCAGGTTAATATTAAGCTTCATCAGCTTCATCATCAGCAGTCTTCTCATCATCAGGTGCAGCATCAACAGGTGAAGTAACTGTATCATCTGTAATCACAGGCTGAACAGTCTTTGCAGCGTTGATTGCAGCCATTACCATTGCAGGAGTACGTTCCATATCGAAGATGATAGCATTATTAAGGTCAGATGGCTCAATAGAAAGAATTTGAGTATCAAATCTATCACCATTTGTAGCCTTGTGCTCACCATTAGCGTCAACATACTCTGTACCAGCAGGCTGAAAGTTGCGAGTAAATGTCATTGTAGCACCAAGAAGAAGGTCTCTAGCATCCTTCTGAGAAAGCTCAAAAGGATTAATGCCAGCAAAATAATAAGCGTGCATTGGAGCAATAGCATTCACGAAGTGAACGAATTGACTCATTGTAAAACGCACATTATTAACCATACCTCTAGTGTAATCAATAACACCAGTGTTACGGTCAACATTACGAATGAAACCATCAAATGTAGCATTAGTTGTAATACTAATACTGATAGTACCATTAATGTTAGAAACTTGAACACCATTCACGATTGCTTTAATTGTTGTCATAATTGTAATTATTAAAATGATTATTAGTTGGTACACTACCAACAGCAGAAGTCCTTCTCCTGCCAAGTCTTGTTTTTTTCTTGATGAATTGTTCTTGTTTTTTCTTGATTGAGAGAAGCATGCTTTCCTTTAGCTTATTGACGGGGGAGTTCAATTCGTTATCTTAATGGCGGGGGTTGCTAGTAATACTCCCTCCCTTACAATTATTTACTATACAATATATATCCCTACCTTAACTTGCTTATCTTTTTCTTTATCATCAAACAAATTACTATTATCTCTACTTCTTATATTTTCTGTTTTTCCTTTACCTTTAATTTTATTGTTATTTTTATTTTGATTTTGTATTTATTTATTCTTTATTGTATTATACTGTTTTATATTAATACTTTATTTCTATTATCTATATCGTCTATATTATCATTTTATTGCTGTATGACCAATTTTTTAGTCTATATTACATAAAAAAAATTGCAATATGCGCAACTTTTTCTTCAAAACCTTTGTAAATATCACAACTTTTTATTATCTTTGCAGTCGAAGGTATAACATTAATAATACTATATATTATATAATGACCTTCATAACTAGTTGATAATCAATTAGTTATCTGTATTTTTTTAAGTAAATTGATATTTTTAACGCACATTTTAGTGATAAAATGTGCGTTTTTATGTATCTTTGCAAAAAATAAATAAAATATTAATTTTTTAAAAAGTACAGATTATGAAAATTAAGTTTAACAACAAAGTAATGCAACGTATGATTGAATTTAAAGTAAAGGTTAAAGAAGTACCTAATGGTAAAGTAACTGCTGAATATGAAATATTCAAAGGTCAGCCAAATTATTATAATCCTTTAGTGGCATTTAATATAAAGGATGAGTATGCTAAGCAAATACTTGAATATGTTGCTGCTACTTTAGGTACTAATCAAACTAGTGTAGAACTTGAAAGCAAAGGTCTTGCAAAAGTTTTAGGACTTAAAGATATTAGAGTTGTAAGAAACTCTATTAAAGTTCTTATAAATAATAATTGTATGTATAGATGGCAAGATATTATAGATGTAGATAATGTAATTAAACCAAATAGAAATTGGTATTTATTAAATCCTCTAGTTGTTAGAAATATCAATATAGAAAATTGGAATAAACAAGTTGATGTTACTTGTAGAGAATTTAATAATACTAAAGGTGCTAAGATTAGTGAATTTTCTGCTTTAGAATTTGAAGATTTTCTAAAGATTCCTCAAACTATAGATAAAAGAAATACTGACGATAAGAATCGTAAAGTTATCAGTGTTAAAGACTATAGTAGAAGAGGTGTTAAATCATAAAGCTAATCTAGCCGCCCCGTAAAAGGTATTGAACATATAAAGCTTTAGTACCAATATAAGTTAATTTTATTAAATTAAACTTCAATAATAGTCTATCTTCATTATTTATAGCTATATTTGCAGCAGATTTTCGAGCACCCTTTTGAACACCAGTTTCATTAGTTGTTCCTCAATCAGTTTATTTAAATATTATATAACTTGAAAAAGATGTATATAATCTAGTTATTAATTAAAATATTAAAGTTATGGTTAATTTACAAGTTAATTATCGTGGTGGAGATTATCTCCTTAGTTTGCCAACTACGCTTAGTGAAATCAATGTTGATTATCTTAATAAGATTACTCAGCATATTCATGTAGCTCCAGATTATGCTCTTATTGCTATTTTGTATAAGGTTCGTCCTATTGAAATTGTAAGTAGTGTAAGACAGAATAAAAACACTAATGTTGGTGCAGTAGCAATGTTTATTAAAGGTAATAGTAATACTGGTTTTTATGACAATATTAAACTTGGTGATACTATTATTATTGCTCCTACTGATATTGCTCTTGGTCACACTGTAAGAGTAGTTAATAATAATCTTACTCCTAGTAAACTTCTTGAACTTGCAGAGACAAATCCTGATTTGAATAAGAAACTTATCGGAGTTATGACTCCTACTTATTTTGTAGATTTTAAAGTTGTAGCTACTGCTTTTATTCATGGTAGTATGACTAAAGATGAAAGTAAAGAAGCTATGTATTTAGTACCAGGAGGTACACTAGAGTAAGTTATGAATAAGCTATATACTCCTTTTACGGGGGGGCTAGAGCGATAGCGGAGGGGACGCAAGTCCCCGAAGCGATACCGATTACATTTATAAAATTAATAATAATACAATGAATGATGAATTAGAAGTTCGCAAGTTTCCTGCAATGGGTGGATATGATGTTACAATAGTTAATAAAAACGATATTCTTAAAACTATTGATGACAATATTATAGATAAAGAAATAGCTTATGAAATAATAACGTCATTAGAGTTGTCTTGTCAAAAGTACGTTTCTGCTGGTGATACTGCTGGTATTCCTTATATAGGAAAAATTAAAGAACGACTTACAGCAGCTATTGCTAGAGAAAATAAAGAAGCTCTTAATGATGCTAGAGAAGTGTTAGATAAAGAACATTATATAGCTTTTAAACATGCTTTGTTTGCTGACGAAAGTAAACGTTATAAATATAACAAAGTATATAAACTTGAAATTGCTCGTGTTGTTAGTCATAATAGAAGACAATATTGGAACTATGTTGATACAATAGGAGAAGTAAAAGCTGATATAATGTTTCATGGTATAGCTCATTTAAGATATTCACCGCCATGCGAAGAACAGATTTAATTATAGATAACATGATTGTTATTGACGATAATGGAATGCCTAAAGCTCCAGATGTTCGTCAATTAATGGATAAAGATATTCGTACACTTTATCAACAAGATAAAAGTAAAGATAAGTCACAGTACATAAAAGATTGTATAGTTATTTATTACATGGGAGACCCAAAGTCTCCTGCAAAACAAAGTGGTCTTAGTGATGGTGAAGCACTTAAAATGGCTATTGAGCAAGCTGGATTGCCAGCTAACTATATCCCTAATCAACTTGTTAGAAAGATAATAAGTAGATATTATGCTGCTAATATTGGAGAAGCTGGTAGAGTAGTTGAGAATCTTCTTAAAACTCTTCATAATGTAAATATAGCTATTGATGCTATAAATATGTTACTTAATGAAAAGCTTAGAGATAAAGCTAATCTAACTGTTGAAAACGTTAGTGACATAATGGGTTTGATTAATCAAGTTAGTGCTAAGGCTTCTGACTTGCCTAAGATTCTTAAATCACTTGATGAAGCTAAAGAAAATCTTATGTATGAAAAGGAAACTGAGACTGCAAGAGGTGGAATGGCTGTATCGTCAAGTATGGATGCTAGTGCTTATTAAAGTTTAAACTTAAAAGATATGAATAGTAATTATAACAATAATTTTCTATATTTCCAAGAAGAAGGTCATAAGTATACTGACACTTTAGGAAATGAATATCTTAGTGTTACAACTAATATTGAAAACTACTGTCCAAAGTTTAATGCAGACTATTGGGCACGTAAGAAAGCTAAAGAACGTGGTATTAGTGAAAAGCGTATCAAAGAAGAATGGGCTGCTATTACAAAAGAAGCTTGTGAACGTGGTACTGCTACACATAATGGTCTTGAAGATGGAATTAAAGGAAGTAGTATGTTTAAAGATGCTATTCAGTATCTTACAGAAGTTAAAACTGGTAGATGTATAACTGTTGCAGATATTCCAAATCTTCAAGCTCATCCTCTAGATATAGAACAATTTAAAGAAGCTACTAATAATAAATATCCTGAGATTTATAGTGTGTTTCAATATTATATTGATAGAGGATATACTATTTATTCAGAGATTGGAAGTTTTGTTCCAGAACTTCTTCTTAGTGGTACTATAGATGTTCTTTGTATAAGACCTGATAGATTTGTTATTCTTGATTGGAAAACTAATAAAGATGGTCTTCATTTTACTAGTGGATTTTATCGTAAAGATAAGAAAGCTAAACCTGTTCAATTAACTAGTGAATGGTGTAATACTCACGAAATGATGCTTCCTCCTTTTGGTCATTTAGAAAATTGTAATGGTAATCATTATACAATACAACTTTCAACTTATGCTCGTATGGTAGAAATGATACTTAATATTCCATGTTATGGTTTAGGTCTTTGTCACATACAAACACCTTTTATTAAAAATCAATATGGTATGCCATTACGTGACAAACGAGGAATGTATGAAATAGATAAGAATGGTAAAGAAGTTGTTACTTGGTATCACATTAAGTATATTCGTAATGAAATAGATGCTATGTTTCAAGATAGAAGAATTTATCTTAATAGTAAAGGACTTCTTAATAAACAAACAAAATTAAATTTTGATTAATATGAATATCGTAGAAGCAATTAAATGTATTAAAGCACAAAAGGCTGTACGTCGTGCTAATTGGAGTGGTGATAAATTTCTTTATTATGTTCCTGCTGCCGATTATCCTGCTATAACTAGTATAGCAAAATCTATAGCAAATGATAATGGAAAAGTTCCTTATAAGGAATATATTGCCATACGTTGTAAAGATGGAGAAGTTGGATTTTATACTCCTACTCAATGTGATATACTTGCAAACGATTGGATTGCTTTAAATTAATTATTTAGAATTATATAAACTTCTTGAAAAAAAAATTAAGAGTGATTATTTTATTATAGATGGTTATATAAACAAATGAAATATGACAAGACGAAGACGAATTAATACTAGAGTTCTTCATGTTGAAGAAGTCGATAATATTAAATATGTTTGTAAAGGAGTTCCAGAGGATAAAACATTTTATGTATTTGGTATATTAAAATAATAAGATATGAATAAAGAATTATTTAATAAAGCAAGTAAAGCTGATTTCAGCAAAATACTCATCAATAAAGGATATGCCTATTTTAATAAAGGTAAATATAATCTTAACATTATTGGTATTAGAAATGCTGGCAATAATGTTACTAATAAATTTGATGATGTTATTGTAGTAGAATATATTGATATGTATGGTATCAAATCTAGAAAGATATTTGCTGCTACTACTGAGCCTGGTATTACTAGTATGACTAAACCTGTAAGTTATAAAGGTTGCGCTATACTTGTTCCTGGTCAATATCGTTCTGCTTGGAAACTTGGTTATCATAAAGGTAAGTATGAAGCAATTGTTCAATATAAATCTGTAAAAGTTTATAGAGATAACAATAAAGATGATGTTTATGATTTTAATCCAAAGACTATAGAAGAAGGTACATTTGGTATCAATATTCATAAAGCCGGAAAACATTCTACTCAAGTTGATAATTGGTCTGCTGGTTGTCAAGTTCTTGCTAATAAAGAAGATTTTGATACTCTTATGAAACTTGCTCATAGACAAATTAGTCAAGGATATGGTAAACTATTTACTTATACTTTAATTAATGAAGAGGATTTGTGATGGCTTGTATTCTTGTTGATGGTGTAGTTCAAGGTACTTTTACTATAAAAGATTTAGAAAAAGCTATACGTGATATTTGTTCTAAAGATAATGGTATAGATACTTTTCCTACACCAATAGGTTTTAAAACTGTTATTCCTGAAGAGAATGTCTGTTTTATATGTCCTTCTCAAATTCAAGAAGATATTGATAAAGAAATTATTAATAGTCTTCATAGTTATAAACCTTTTAGTAAATGTTTAAGTAATGGATAGTTTTTCTAAGATAAGAATTGAACATTGTATTGTTGGTTTAATTTCGACTATTATTATATGTATTATTACAATTATTATAATTACTAAAACATATTATAATAGTAAAATTGATAATAATATAGTTATATCTGATATTGAAATACAAAAACATAATGATAGTTTAAAGATTAAAGTTGATAATTTAGATAGTATTAAAAATGCAAAAGTTATTGAAGTTAAAGCTCTTGATAATGATAGTACTGTTAAGTTGTTCTATCAACTCATCAAGTAAATCATTAACATCTTCTACGGGGAGGATAGAACAAGATAGTATAACTATAGCGATTAGTGATATTCGTAAAGCTAATACAAAATTAATAGAATTAAGTTATGAAAAAGATATTAATAAGAATCTTCGACAAATTATTGTCAATGATAGTGTTCTTGCAGAACAAGCTAGACAAAGATATATATTATTGGATAGGTCATGTAAGAAAATAAAGAAGCAACGTAATATTGCTTATTGTGGTACTGGTGTTGCTATTGTGTTACTAATTTTAAGTCTATTGAAATGAGTGATGATAAGACTGTAGAAAAGTATATTGAAAGCTACCCTTTTCTTCAATATCAGAAAGAAAACCAAGGTCAATATAGACGAGCTAAAGATGCTGGTTATAAAGACCCTAATGATTTCTTTATGATAGGAGAAAGTGGTGGCTTTCTTCTTGATATACGTATAGGAGATAAATTTGTAAATACTAATCTTCTTACTGAAATGGCTAATATATACCATATTAATGGTGGTAAATATACATTATATAAAGAAGATAGTATTCCTCATAGACAACTTCGTAAAAGAGAAGAATATCGAAGAAGCCATGGATTTGATGCTCCTTGTTTTATGCGTGAAGGTAAAGTTCAAAATCTTCATATTAGTGGAGATATGTATAATTATCTGAATTATACTGTTATTGAACAGTTGGATGAAAAGACTATTATACATACAGATAAAGGTTCTGTTGCTAAGAAGAAACAAGACTTTCCTAAGTTTATAGATGCACAGTTTTGGACGTTTGCTATTATAGAGTTTTGTGAACTTAATGGTTTTCATCTTCTTATAGATAAAACTCGTCGTGGAGGTTTCTCTTATATTATGTCTGCTCATAGTGCTAATAAGATTAATCTTCAACCTAATAAAGTTTGTATTCATGTAGCTGCTGATTCAAAGTATCTTACTAAACGTGGAGGTCTTACTGATTTTAGTATTAGAAATCTTTATTTTTATGAGAATAATACATTCTTTAAAAGAGGAATACTTTCTCGTGCTGCTGAGAACTTTACTTTAGGATTTAAACTTCCTAATGGAGATATTAGTCCTAAGTCTTGGAATAGTGCTTTGTTTAGTGCTTCTGCTAATAACAATCCTGATTGTGCTATTGGTAAGGATGCTGTTAGTGTTAAGACTGAGGAGGTTTCTACAATGGAAAACTTTGATGATTATATGAATGTTACTGAACCTGCTATGCGTACTGGTAGTTATGTTACTGGTAACTTATTTGCTTGGGGTACTGCAACTAGCGGTAATATGCAGGTTTTTGAAATGAATTTCTATAATCCTAATAAGTTCCATTTTATGCCTTTTGAAAATGTATGGGATAAAGATTCTCGTAATGAAGTTTGCGGTTATTTTAAACCATATTGTTGGGGTCTTCAAGGTCAGATTGGAGACCTTTTTGCAATGGATAAAGATGGTAATTCTAATATAGAAACTGGTCTTCGTATTGCATATAAAGAACGTGTAGCTAAAAAAGAAAGTAGTAAAACTTTTAGTGATTATATTAATTATCTAGGTCAGTATGCTAATATGCCTAGTGAATCATTTAGTTCTACTAGTGAAAACTTATTTAGTTCTGAAGCTTTAATGAACTGGGAAGAAATTCTAAAGAACGACCCTGCTTATACAGATATTGCAGATGACGGAATGTTCTTTGAAGATATTAATCATAAAATCATATTTAAAACTAATGCTCGTATTAAAGCTGAAGGTGGTAAATTTAATGTTGATTATTTTGATTGGATTCAAGGTGTTCCTCGTAAGCCTCGTGAGCATCATCATGGTTGTGTTCGTAAATGGTTTGAACCAATTAAAATTTCTTATATAGATAAAGATGGAACTACTAAACTTGGTATTCCTCCTGGTCAATATAGTATTAGTTATGACCCAGTAGGTGTTAATAAAGAGAATGATGCCCTTACTAATAAACATTCTCATAACAGTATTAAAGTTTGGGAAAATCCTACTCAATATAATAACTTTAAGACTAAACTAGTTTGTGCTTATTATGGACGTCCTGAGAAGCTTGAACAAGCTGATTGGATATGTTACCTTATGGCACGTTATTATAACTGTATTGGAACAACTGGAGTTGAGGTCAATCGAGGTGAAACTGTAAGTAACTTTAGTAAATGGAAAGCATTAAAGTATTTAATGAAAGACCCTGTTGAACTTTGGGATAGTTCTATTAAAGCTAAAGTTACTGCTTCTTATGGTGTCAACGTAGGTGGTGGTACTGGTACTGGTAGTAGTAAAGTTCTTGAAGGTCTTCGACTTCTTAAAGAAATGCTTTATAGTCCAGTTGGTAAAGATTTAAAAGGTAATGATATTATGTTGTTTCAAACAATATATGACCATCAGACTATACTTGAACTTCTTAAATGGAACGTTAAAGGTAATTTCGATAGAGTATCTGAAATGATTATTCGTGCTTTACAATGGAAACTTCAAGATGTTCAAGCAGCTAAAGAACTTGTTCATAGAAAGAAGACTACTGAAAGCAATATTCGAGATTCAATCTGGAATAGAAACTGGTTCTGATATTTAGTTAACTAATTAATATAATGTACGTATGTTTAATAATTTAAGTTTTCAATTTCCTAAACAACAGGTTGATGCTGCTACTAAAGAGAAACCTGATTGGTACGCTAATAGTATAGATTATATTATTGGCTTAGGACTTAGTTTGAATGATAGAACTGAGACTGAAACAATGCTCAATGTTCTACATGGAGATTTGCCACAAGAGTTTTATAAAAAGACTCTTAATCCTTACAATGCAACTAATGAACGTTTTCAACGTTTTCCTGCAACTCTTCGTAATTATGATATTATGTCCGATATTATACGTAGATATATAGGAGAATATTTTAAAGGAACTCATGAATTTGCAGTAGGAGCTAATAATCCTGATATAGTATTTGAAAGAAATCAAGCTTTGAAGGAAAAAGTAATGCAAGCAGCACAACAAGCGTTTCAACAAGAGTTTGAACGTAAGTATAAAGAAGCTGTAGAACAAGCTCAAGGTCAAGGTCAATCTCCTGAAAGTATAAACCCTCAAGAAGTAATGCCAGACCCAGAAGAGTTTATTGCTAAATTTAATCAAGATTATATTGATAAAGAAAGCAAGCAAGGTCAAGATATTCTTAATTATATTAGAGACCTTACAAATGATGCTCAAATATATCTTACTGCTTTCTTTAATTATTGTTCTCTTGGTGAATGTTATACATATACTGAACTTCGAGGAAATAAGATTATTAAGGAATGTGTTCCAACTATTGAAGCGTTTCCTATTCCTAATAATCAATTTATGGTTGAAGACCATGATATGTTTGCAAGACGTATTATGATGTCATATAATCAAATACTTGATACTTTTGAAGATTATTTGACTGATAAAGATAGAGCTTATCTTGATGACCTTTATAATACTTCTCCAGGTGCTTCTACTAAAGTTGTTCAATTAGGATGGAATCAATTATTTGAGAAATATCCAGAAGTTTGTGGTAAGTTTACTGATAAAGAAAGAAATTTATATAAAACTCAATCTTTAACTCCAAGTGCAAATAATAGCAATCTTTATGAAGTTTGGCATGTAGTTTGGAAAGGTTTTGCTCGTCAAGGTATTCTTACTTATACTAATGAACTTGGTTTCCAAGAACAAAGAATAGTTGAAGAAGATTATGAATTTAATCCAGAAGCTGGAGATATTGATATTGAATGGAAATATAAAACTCAAGTTTATGAAGGCTATCGTATAGGTACTCGTTATAATGGTATTTATCCTGTTAAAGCTAGACCTATTCTTTATGAACGTAAAGGTAAACTTCCATATAATGGTATTCAAGAACTTCTTCCTTATTGTGGAAAGTTTAGTATTATTCAAATAATTACTCCTTTCCAAGTTTTTAGAAATATTATTTCTTATCATCAAGAAATGGTAATAGCAAAGAACAAGATGTTGATTTTGTTACTTCCAAAATCTCTTGTTTCTTCTGAAACAGAAGATGCTATTTATAGAATGGCAGCAGATGGTGTACTTCCTATAGATGATGAAGAAGACGCAGCAGGTGTTAAGATGCAAAACATTAGATTACTTAATGCTAATATGGGACAATACATAACAGAACTTAGTAATCTTAATGAAGCAATTAAACAAGAAGCTAGAGAGCTTGTTGATATGAATGCTCAACGTTATGGTCAAATAGCTCAATCTGCTGGAGCTTCTACAACTCAAAATGCTATTAGTCAATCAAGTACTGGTTCTGTTTTAATATTCCAAATGTTTGACCTTTTAAGATGTGCTGATTATAATAGAGATTTAGACTTTGCTAAATGTGCTTATATCGAAGGTCTTGAAACATCTTATATTGATAAAACAACTGGTAAGAAACATTATCTTAGTCTTGATGTTAATAGTTTTGTTAATTCTGACTATTCTACTACTGTTAGGAATAATGGTAAAGAAATGGATAAGATTCAACAACTTAAACAATGGGCATTTAGTGCTGCACAAAATGGAGATTTAGAATCTGCTCTTGCAGCTATTCAAGGAGATAATGTTGCAGCTATTTCTGATAGTATTAGACAATTCTCTGAAATTAGAAGGCAACATGAAGAACAAATGAAGCAAATAGACCAGGCAATTCAAGAACAAGCTAATCAACTGAAGCTTCAAGAGATTTCTGCTAAAGGAGAACAAGATAGACAAACACTTGCTCTTAAAGCACAATATGATTTACAACTTGAATATGCTAAAGGTGATATAGCTTTACTTGGAGATGCAAATCCTCAAAACGATGATTATGCTAAAACTCAATTAGCTAAACTTCAGGAGGAAAGTAAGAGAGCTAGTGAAGCTGCTAAACTTCAACTTGAACGTCAAAAACTTGCAATGGATGCTTATAATAAAGCAGCAGATAGACAAATTAAAAGAGAAGAAATGGATAATCAATTAAAGATTGCCAAGACTAATAAGAACAAGTATGATAAGAAATAGGTTTTGTTTTATTATTTGTTGATTAATGTGTGAGAGTAGTGCTCGTGAGGGTACTACTCTTTTTTATTATCTGTCTATAAAATATTTAATATTTCAAATTCGTCTATAAGACGTTCAATCATATTTCGTGAATAACTTATCACCAAATATATTTGAGAGCCGCCCCGTAAAAGGAATTACGCTCTACGTCAATGTTTGTTTCTATGAAAGGCTTGTGAAAATCGATTTTAATTCATGCTTGATATAGAACTCATTAAAGCATGCAGTACTGGAATTGCTTGAGGAACTAACATTAATAAGACTTTTATATAATAAGGTATACATTATTATATAGGCAATATTAATATATTATAAATAAGTACACAAGATATTGTTTATTAAAATAAAGTTTATACTTTTGCAAACAAGTAACTGATGTTACTCTTTTTATTATTAATCATTAAATTATTATTTTATGTTTGTATTTCGTAATACTCTTGGTTTTAAACCTCATACTCGTTTGATGGGTCCACTTGACGGAATTAATCTTGATTTTGGTGGTGGTGGAACTAATGCTCCAGACATCAACGGAGGTGATAATAAAGGAGGCAATAAAGACGGTGATGGTACAGACCCTGAACCTCCTAGTAATAAAGATGGTGACGGAGACGGTAAAGACGGCGATGGAACTAGTGATGATGATGGGAAAGATAATCCTGATGGTAACGATGAAAAAGGTGGTAAAGACAATAATACCACACCTTCTACGGGGGGGCTAGAGAAAGGTACTAATGTAGAGTTTGAAGGTCAAACTTATACAGTTGATGAAAATGGTAATCTCGTAGATAAAGATAATAAAGTTTTCAAAGAAGCTAAAGATGTAAAAGCTTGGATTGATTCTCTTCAAGTAGAAGAACCTACCGATGAAATTAATCTTGCTGCTATTCAAAAGGCTCTTGATGTAGAACTTACTGATGAAGATGGTAAGCCTGCCGAATTTGAAGATTCTATTGATGGTATCAAATCTTATGTAGATAAGGTTATTGAACTTAAAAACAATGAAGTAGCTCAAGCTGCCGTTAATAAAGTATTTACTGATAACCCTATTCTCAAGCAATTTGTAGATTATCTTACTGTAAATAATGGAGACCCTCATGGTTTTGGAGAACGTCCAGACCGTAGTTCTATTACAGTAGATGAAAAGTCTGAGGAACAACAAATTTCTATTATTAAGACTGCTGCTAAAGAATTTGGTAATGCTAGTCTTAATGACAATTATATTAAGTATCTTAAAGATTCAGGTGGTCTTTATGATGAAGCTAAAGCTCAGTTAGCTAATCTTCAAGCTGCTGATAAACAACGTGACGAAGCTTACGCTAAACAAGCAGAAGCTCAACGTCAGCAAGAAGAGCAAGAAACTTTAGCTTATTGGAAAGATATTAAAGATGTTGTTACTAATCGTAAGATTGGTAAATATACATTACCTGAAACTCTTGTTCGCACAGTTAATGGTCAAAAAGTTACTGTTACTCCTAATGACTTTTATGACTATCTTTATCGTCAGACTAAAGATGCTGATGGCGTTGTTGCAACAGCTTATCAAAGAGATTTGGCTGCTAAGTCTGCTGAACAAGAACGTGATGAAGAACTTCTTAGTGCTTGGTTGATGTATACAGGTGGAACTTATGAAGACCTAGTAAAAATGGCTATTAATGAGGAAAAAGTAAAAACCCTCAAATTAGTGAACAAACAAAGTAAAGGTCGTGGCACTGTACGAATTACTAAACCAGCAAGTGCTAATCATAAAGCTATTGATGATATTCAATTTAGCTAATCAATTTAATGTTTAACAAATAAATTAATTAAGTATGTACGCAATTCGTGAAGTGCAACGTGGTAACTATGATGACAGAGGTTATTCTAATGAGGAAACCATTGCTCATCTTATGTTATCTAAACCTAGTGAGATTAATTCTATGCTCACCTATACTTTTGGTATGGATGATGATAGATTTCCACTTAATTTCTTGACTGAAGGTCAAGGTGCTGCTGGTACAGTAGATATTGATACTACTGATTGGACTTGGAAGACTATGGGTCGTATGAAGTTCAATGATACTGTACTTTGGTTTAATAAAGCTAATACAACTCCTGGTAAAGGTGGTGCTTTCTTTGAAGTCGAGTTTAGAACTCATTGGTTCATTGAGCAGTACGGTTTGATTGCTCCTGATGGTGTAACTCAGGTTCGTATTATGAAAGACCTTGGTAAAGGTGCTCATGGTGGTTATCTTTATCGTCTTCGTATTGCAAATCCAAATCCAAATGCTTATGTTGATGTAGCTAAGAACTTGGCTGTAGGTAAGAGTTGGTCTTTGACTGCTCCAACTATTCCAGAGAGTTATTCTAAGGGTAATCGTACTAATACTATGGGACCTGGTAAAATGACTTCTCAACTTGAGTTCCATCGTTTTAGTAAAGAGATTGCTGGTAATATTGCTAATATAGTAGTTACTTATGAGTTTAAGACTGCTAGTGGTGGTACTACTAATCTTTGGATTAATGAGGAGATGCGCCAGTTCGAGCTTCAACAGAGAGTAATGAATGAGGAACGTCTTTGGTTCGCAGAGTACAACAAGACTATTAACGGTGAAATTACAATGGTTGACCCAGATAATGGACAGCCTATTCCTTATACTGCTGGTATGCAGCAAATTTGCCGCGAAAGTAACTATGATACTTATGGAGAGGAACTTACTCTTAATAAGTTGAATCGTACTATTGGTGATATTCTTGATAAGGATACTGATACAGGTAAGATGGATATTGTTCTTGCTTGTGGTAAAGGTTTCGTAGAAGACTTTGATAGAGCTATTAAGAATGATGCTAAGGATAGTGGTTTTGTTACTCCTCTTGGTGATAAGATGATTCAGCAATCTGCAACTGGTCTTACTTATGGTAATTACTTCCGTCAGTATAAGACTGTTGATGGTCACATTATTACTTTGAAACATTTGTCATTCCTTGACCGTGGTACATTTGCAGATAATGCTAAAGCTAATGGTGATATTCATCCTCGTACTGGTTATCCAATGACTTCTCACCAAGCATTTATGCTTGATACTTCTTCTTATGATGGTCACAATAATATTCGTAAGGTACGTAAGAAGGGTCAGGTTTATATTAATGGTGTAATTAAGGGTCTTACTCCTATTCCTGCTTCTTGGGGTGCAGTTCCTACTAATTCTCTTGCAACTGATATTGACTGCTCTCGTTATGAGGTTAAGAACTCATACGGTCTGCAAGTAGATAAGGCAACTAAGTTCTTCCAGTTGAAGTGTGTATTGTAATAACTAATAAATAAATTAAACTATGAGTGATATTAAAATTCCAGACTTGAATATTCCTACTCCTCAAAATAGTGATGCTCCTACAAATAAAACTGTTGCACAAGAAGAAGCTGAGAAGCAAGCTGCTTTAGAAGCTGAACTCGAAGCTGAATATATTGATAAACGACAGATTATTATTGCTTCTGTTCTTAATTATTCTGCTTATCGTAGAATTAATATGGCAGCTCTTGGAAAGCCACGTAACACCATTGGTTCTTCTGTTAATTCAGTTCGTAAACTTATGTCTAATAAAGGTGAAGTTGAACATTACTTCCCAGAGTTAGTTGGTGTTGCTTCTAACAATCCAGAGTTTATTACTAGAGTTAAGAATTATCTTAATAATATCTTCTTTGATGTTCGTGATACTGAAAGAACTATTGATGTATCTTTCCGTTATCGTCATAAGAAAGATTATCTAGAAATTCATAAGGCAGAAGAGAAAATTTGGGAAACTTATAATGCAGTTGACCGTTCTAATACGGCTAAACTTTATGAAGCTGCTGTAATTCGAGACAATGATTTGTTTATGCTCGAAAGCAAGAAGTATCAATATGGTGACCCACTTAATCTTGAACAATATATTCTTTATCGTCATTGTCTTAATTATCCAGATGTAGCTAAAGATGAAGCTTTCATTAATTCTAATGCTAATCTTCGTTTCTATATTAAGGATAAGAATAAGGAAGAAGTTCGTAAGAATAAACTTATTAAAGAACAGCAGACTGCTCTTAGACATCTTGTTGAACTTCAAGCTTCTCCTGTTAAGACAAATGCAGTTTACGTTGAATATTGTATTTACAGTGGTATTAGTCTTTCTGATGGTCTTTCTAAGACGGCTCTTATTCAATCTAAAGAATTGATGGATTTTGCTACTACAAACCCTCGTAAGTTCAATGAGTTCGTAAACGATAAGAATCTTCTTGATAAAGCATTTATTGAAACTCTTATTACAAGAGGTGAACTTGTTCGTTCTGATTTCAATCAACAAATTAGTACACCTGATGGAGAGTTTATTGGAGCAAATATTAATGAAGCTATTAGTTATTTCAAGAATCCAAATAATGCTGGTCTAAAGACCAAGTTAGAAAATAAGTTGAAATTGATTTAATATAAATAGATATGGATATTTCAGAAATGCACCAAATGTTTAGACAATATACTCAACAGATGGGTATGCAGAATGTTAGAGCAATTATGCCTGAACAGATTGATTTAATTATCAATAATAGTATTTCTGATACCATTAATCAAGTTATTACTCAAAACATTGGTATTACTAATGATAGAGTAATTAGTGATGCTTCAAAACTTAATCAAGTAAATGCCTTGAAATCTTTATATAAAGTATGGAAAGGTAGTATTGCTGATGTGACAATCAAAGGTAAGGAAAAAACTAATTATACTATTAGTTTTCAATTACCTTTGAATAATTTTAAAACTACTGGAAGTTATATTGATGATGGTAATTCATCTACTGCAATTAGTTTTTTATATATGGTTGATTTATCAATTAATTATAAGAAATCAGATTTTGTTACTAACGTATTTCCAGTTCGTATAGTTGATGACCAATTTGTTGCTGATGTAGTTAATGATTTTGTTTTAGCTCCAACAATGAGAAGTCCTGTGGCTTCAATTCACGATAACCTTGTTGAATTATATATTGATAAGGCTGACGCTAAACCTGAGGATAGACAACCTTTCACTTTTAAAGGTGTAAGTATTAACGAACTTAGGCTTAGTTATATTGCAAAACCTGCTGTTGTTAGATTTGCTGAAGATGTTGATGGTACTAATGTAAATTGTGATTTACCAGAGTACATGCACGTAGATATTGTTAAGCATGCAGTTGAACTTTATCAACTTGCTAAAAGTGGAAGTTTAGCTGCTGCTCAACAAGCTCAACAAAATCAACAAAGAGAACAAGTAGCAAACAATTATCGTGAAGATGGTAATCAGAGACAATAATAATAATTTAATAGAATAACAATATGAGACAATTATTTGTTGTAAAGAGTGACGCAGTTATTGCTTCTAAAACAAATGCAGCATTTGACCTTACTAAAGTTCCTGCTGGTTCTCTTGGTATCTTTGAACTTAATGATTTAAGCAAGTTCGTTTCAGATGCTAAATTGACTAAAGATTTTGGAATTGCTTATGGTCGTCCAAATAGTCAAGCTGTAGTACTTGAAGTTAATATTGATAGTCTTATTGTAACTAAAGTTACTAAGACTGCTGGTACTAAGTTTAATGCTAAAATTACAATTCCTGCTCCTGTAACTGGTAAGGATTTTACTATTGAGCTTGTTAAGCTTGATACTACAAAACATGAGCGTCGTGAGTGGACAGCTACTACTCGTTGTAAGAGTGGTGATACTGCTGAAACAGTTGCTGCTCGTTTGCAGAAGGAGTTGGCTGCTAAGGTAGAAAATCAGAATGTAGGTGTTACTATTAGTACAGCTACTATTACTGCTACAGCTAAGGATTATCAACCTTGGGAGTTGATAGCAGTTGATGATTTGTATGGCACTACAGTTACTACTACAACTAAGGGTTCCGCTCCAACTTGTGATAAAGCTTATGTTCAGAACCTTGCTTCTGAGGCAGCTCAGAATAGAGGATTTAACAATACTCTTGCTGATGGTGCAACTATTTATCCAGGTTATCCTATGGACGTAGATGCAGACGATTATACACTGTATCATCTTAGATTTAAGAATCCTCGTGTTTATGGTCGTACTCGTGATGAAGCAGTTTGGCAAGAAGTAACTATTGCAGTTCCTACTTCTAATTCAGCTTTTATTACAGCTGTTGAAACTGCCTTTGGACTTAGCACTGATTAAGCTGATGATGTGTAAAATT